GGGCTCGATGCCCCGCTGCGGCCGCTCAACATGGCCGAAGAAGGGGCAAGCCCGCTGCCGCCGCAGAACGCCGATACACCTTGAGGACGACATGACCCTACAACTCAACCCCAAAGCAAAAGCACATGCCCGCCAACTCATCACCGAAGGCCAGGTGGACCGGGATTCGCCCTGGAGCATCGATGCCGATGAAGAGAACGCCCTGCTGGGTGATGACGACTGGGCGCAGTACGGTCTGTGGTTCCTGGGGCTGGACGAAGCCGAGAACAGCGACACCAAGGCGCATTACCGCTACCCGGTGGGCAAGGCCGGAAAGGTCTATCGCTCGGCGCTGATCGCGATCCGCCAGCGTGCCGGCCAGCAGGATGCGGCGGGGATATTCGAGGCGGCCGGCGAACTCATCGACATGATCGACGAGGACCAGAACGAACCGGATCACGATGGCGCAGCCCGGGACGGGAACGGTCGGGACAAGATCGCCGACATCCTGCTCGATCCCCATCGCCTGGCGATGAGTGCCAGTCCCTGGGCGCTGATGCCGGAGTGTCTGGTGGCGGTGACCCACCCCTTTGCGCAGCCGCCCCACGCGCGCCCGGTCATGAGCCGCAATCCATCCGCTTCGCCTACTGCGATCGCCGTGCTCTCGCTCACCGGCGTCATCACCCAGCATCCGGACTGGCTGGGCGACACCAGCCTCGACGGTTTCATGGCGGATTTCCTGGCGGCGATGAGCGATCCGGCGGTGGGTGCCGTCCTCATTTCCATCGACTCGCCCGGCGGCTCGGTGTACGGCGTGCAGGAGGTATCCGAACTGATGCGCGCCATGCGTGAACAAAAACCCGTGGTGGCCTTCGCCAACAGCCTCGCGGCTTCGGCGGCCTACTGGATCGGATGCAGCGCCTCCCGGTTCTACTGCACGCCGGGCGGCGAAGTGGGCTCGATCGGCGTGTGGCAGGCGCACATGGACATCTCGGGCATGCTCACCAACGCCGGCATCCAGACCACGGTGATCTCGGCGGGCAAGTACAAGACCGAGGGCAATCCCTATCAACCCCTGAACGATGCCGCGCAGGCCTTCATGCAATCGCGGGTAGATGACTACTACACGGCCTTCGTCGATGCGGTGGCCCAGGCCCGCGGTGTCGCACCCGATGTCGTGCGAAACGGCATGGGACAGGGGCGTGTGCTTGGGGCACAGGACGCCTTGCAGCAGAACATGATCGACGGCGTCATGACCCTGCCCCAGGTCTTGCAGGGCATGGCGCGGCAGCTGTCGCCGAAGATCCCGCAGCCTGTCCGGAAGGGATCCGTTTCGAGCCGCAGCCGGCTCGCCATGCTGGCTTGAGCCGCGCTGTCCAGGTCACACCCAGCCGATCACACCACCCCGAATCACCCAACCCGCCGCCTCAGGGTGGCTTTTTTATTCCCGAGAGGAACATCATGAGCAAGAAACTGCGTGAATTGCAGGCGAAGAAGGCGACCGCAGCCCAAAGCAAGGTCGAGTGTCTGAATGCGGCCTCCACGCTGCTGGACCAGGCGGAAGCGGCCGGACGCGATTTGAACGAGGACGAGAGCCGGGAATTCGCCCGGCTCAAGGCGGAGGCGCAAGCCAAGGGAGACGAGATCGAGCGCATCCAGGCGGCGATCGACCTCGAGCAGGAGCGGATCGCCGCCCAATCTGCCGCCGGATCGGTGGTGGTGCTCTCCGGCAACGGTCAGGACATCACGGTGGAGGATCGCAGCGCAGCTGACGCGACGGCGGGTTTCCGCAACTTCGGCGAATTCGCCCGTGCGGTGTTCCAGGCGTCGCTACCGGGCAATGCGCCGGATGGCCGTCTGCTCTCGCCGCGCAATGCGGCGGCTCCTTCGGTCTACGGTTCGGAGACGGCCGGCGCCGACGGCGGGTTTCTCGTTCCGCCGCAGTTTGCCAAGGACATCTTTACGCTGTCGCTGGACGACGAGGCCTTGCTGCCGCTCACCGACAACACCAACGTGGCGGGTAATGCGATGGTGTTCCCGAAGGATGAGACCACCCCCTGGGGCACGGACGGCATCACGGTCGCCTGGCAGGCCGAGGGGCTGGCGGCGGCGACCTCGAAGCCCAAGCTCGGCACCTCAGCCCTGCGGCTCAAGAAACTGATGGCGCTGGTGCCCATCACCGACGAACTGCTCTCCGACACCGATGCGCTCACCTCCTATCTGCCGAAGAAGGTGGCTTCCCGCATGCAGTGGAAGATCAACGAATCGATCCTGTTCGGCTCGGGCGCCGGGATCCCGCAGGGCGCGCTGGCGGGCAACGCCGTCATCACCCAGGCGAAAGACAGCGGCCAGGCGACCAATACGCTGACCCCGACAAATCTCGCCAACATGATCTCGCGCCTGCCGCCGGGTTCGTTCAAGAACGCGGTGTGGATCGTCAACAACAGCGTGCTGCCGGCGCTCTTTACCCTCACGCTCGGCAACTACCCGATCTACCTGCCGGTAGGCGGTGGTGTCGCCGGCATGCGCACCTCGCCCTATGGAACGCTGCTCGGCCGTCCGGTGTACGTCTCGCAGCATGCCGCCCAGTTCTCGGCGCAGGGCGACGTGATCCTGGTCGATCTGTCGTACTACCAGACCATCACCAAGGAAGGCGGCATGGAGACCGCGACCTCGATGCACCTGTACTTCGATGCCGATGCCACGGCGTTTCGCACCCTGTTCCGCATGGACGGGCAGTCGAAGATCGCCGCCCCCATCCTGCCGGCCAAGGGGGCGGCCACACTCTCGCCCTTCATTCAACTGGCTGCCCGTTGATCCATTCCCACCACCCATTTGAAAGGATGTTCCCATGATTCTGAACGAGAAACTCTCCGAAGCGCTCGCGGTGCTCGCCGCCATCCCTCCTTCGGCGCAGGCCGTGGGCGTCGTCTTCAGCCCGTGGATCGAGCTCGCCGAGGTCGACCGCATCCTCGCCGTCATCCAGGTCGGCGCCTTCGGCGCCCTGGCCACGGTGGATGCCTCGATCGCGCAGGCGCAGGATGCCAAGGGCACGAATGCCAAACCGATCGGCGCCGGAAAGAGCATCGCCCTGGCGGCCTCCGCCGGCAACGACGTGCAGGCGACCATCGACGTCGCCGCTGCGGAACTCGATCTCGCCAACGGCTACGGCTTCGTGCAGCTGGGCGTGTCGGTCGGCGTGGCCGCAACCGAGACCGCCGCGCTGATCCTGGGCGGCTCCTCGCGGTATGAACCGGCCAGCAGTTTCAACAGCGCGAGTGTCGTTGAGACGATCTGACCGGAAGCGGGCGGCTGTGATCCGGGATGACCGGACGGCTGCCGCCCATTCACCATGCCATTGCAGATCCTTCAGGAACCGGCGGTCGAACCTTTGACGCTGCAGGAGGCGAAGCTCCATCTGCGGGTCGACGTCATTGATGACGATGCGCTGATCTCGGCACTCATCACCTCAGTGCGCCAGTATGCCGAGACGATCACTCGCCGGGCCTTCATCCAGCAGGTATGGAGTTACGTGATCGACTCCTTTCCGGGGCCGACCCTCATCGGCGTGCCCTGGGGCAAGACCTTCACCTTGCCGGCACACGCCATCGAGATCGAGAAGTCGCGCGTACAGCAGGTCTTGGCCATCAACTATCTCGACATGAGCGGCAATCCGCAGGTGATGCCCGCTGCCGAGTACGTCGTCGACTATAGCTCCGAGCCGTGCCGGATCACGCCGGTGTTCGGTCAGATCTGGCCGATTCCGCTGCCGCAGATCGGAGCATGCAACGTCCAATTCGTCGCGGGCTATGCCGCGCCCGTGGCGTTCGACCCGTCTGCCGGCACCGTGGCCGTGCAGGGCGCCTGGAAACCCTACGCGGTGGGAGACGCGGTGCAGTTCTCGAACGTCAGCGGATTGCTTCCGGTCGGCCTGTCGCCCGGCACGAGCTATTTCATCGCGTCGGTGGTCGCGCCCGGCGTCTACACCCTGGCCGCCACGCCTGGCGGCCCGGCCATTTCCCTGACCGACGCCGGAAGCGGCGTGAGCCTCATCGGCGTGGTGCCCGAAGGCATCAAATCCTGGATGAAGGTCCGCATGACCTCGCTCTACGAGTACCGGGGCGACGTGGTGATTCCTGAACGCGGCAAGGTCGAGCCGCTCGCCTACGTCGACCGCCTGCTCGACCCCTACAAGGTCATGTTCTGATGCCGCTCGTCTCCGGCGGACGCCTCAATCAGCGCGTCACGATCCAGGCGATGACCCGCGTTCGCGGACCTCTGGGCGGTCACGACGAAACCTGGTCCGACTTCGCCGTCGTCTGGGCGGAAGTCACCGACCTGTCGGGCCGGGAACTCTTCAATGCCAAGGCGATGGGCAGCGCCGTCACCAAGCGCATCACGATCCGCTACCGAACCGACATCGAGGCGGCCATGCGCGTCATCTTCTCCGACGGTTCCATGGCGCGCATCGAGTGGATCCGGCGCGTCCCGCCCAGATCGTGGGTGGAGCTCCATTGCCTGGATCTGGACGAGGGAAGCTACGAATGAGCGAGATCGAAATCAAGGGACTCGCCGGCCTGCAGGCGCTGCTCGACGAACTCCCCGCCCGGATCGAGGGCAAGGTGGTGCGCGGCGGCTTGCGGAAGGCCGCCAGGGTGGTCGAAGCCGAGGCGAAGCGCCTCTGCCCGGTGGGCAAGACCGGGGATCTGCGCGATTCGATCCGCGTTTCCCTGCGCTCGAAACACGGCCGCATCAGCGCCACGGTCAAGGCCGGCAACGCCAAGGCGTTTTACGCCCACATGGTCGAATTCGGCACCGCGCGCCACTGGATCAAGCCCAAGAACCGCAAGAGCCTGTTCGTCGCGGGCCTTCTGCGCGAAGCCGTCGATCATCCGGGGGCGAAGAAGGCGCCCTTCATGCGTCCCGCGATCGACGGCAAGGCCAATGAGGCGATCGAGACACTCGCGAACTACCTGCGTGAGCGCATCCCCAAGGAGATCGACAAGGCGGGCAGGAAATGAGGGCGGAGGCCATCCTCTACGCCCTGCTCGATGCCTCACCAGGGCTTTCCGCCCTGGTCGGTACCCGGATCTACCTCGACACCCGCCCCGAGGAGGATCCGCTGCCGGCCGTGGTGTATGAGCTCATCCACGAAAAACAGGACGACGCCAGAACCGGCGAGCGCGAGACCGTCACCGCCAGGATGCAGGTCAACTGCCTCGCGGCCGTCGCCGAGGACGCCGTGACCGTGCGCGAGCAGGTGCGGCTTGCGGCCCACAACCGCTCGGGCGTGATCGCCGGCTCCACGGTGATCGCCAGCCTCGAGGAGTCGGCAGGCCCGGACTCCTACGACCATCTGGTGAACATTTACGCCAAACCGATGGATTTCATCCTCCACTACCTGAGGTAAGCATCATGACCGAAGACACATCCCCGAGCACCCCGGCGCAAGCCACCGACAAACCGGCACCGCGCAAGGGGGCGGTGGCCGCCGTCGAGCAGGCCGCGATCGATGTCGAGCAGCACATCGAGACCTGGTTCCAGGATCTCTTGGCGAGCCTGCCGCACCTGCGCGAGACGGCGACCTACAACCACTTGCGCGGCGCGATCGACGACCTCAAAAACCGTCTCGCCTGATCCACCCCTCTGATCCAACCCTTCAGCCCGCCTCGAGCGGGCTTTTTTACGCCCCAAGGAGTGAAGCCATGCTCGCATTCGGTTCCGGCAATTTCTACGGGATCTCGTCCGCCGCGAATTCCACCCCGCGCAAGTTCGCCACCCTGCAGGACGTGCAGTTCGACCTGCAGTTCACCACCAAGCAGCTCTACGGCCAGAACCAGGTCGCCCTCGACATCCGGCGCGGCCAGGCGAAGTTCACCGGCAAGGCCAAGTTCGCCCAGATCAGCGGCGCCATGCTCAACGACCTGTTCTTCTCGCAGACCGCCGCGACGGGACTCCTGCTCTCGGCCGTGGGCGAGGCCGGCACGGTGTCGGCCACGCCCTTCACGGTGACGGTGGCCAACGCCGCGACCTTCGACACCGACCTGGGGGTGGTGTATGCCGCAACGGGCGCGCCGCTCACCCGCGTCGCGTCCGCCCCGGCCCAGGGCCAGTATTCGGTGGCCTCCGGCGTCTATACCTTCAATGCGGCGGACACCGGCGCGGCGGTCCTGATCGACTACCTCTACACGGCCGCCGCCGGGGGCACCAAGGTCGCGCTCTCGAACCAGACCATGGGCACCACGCCGACCTTCATGGGGATCTTCTCGACCACCGCCTCCGGCAAGAACGTGACGCTGAAACTCAACCTGTGCACGTCGAGCAAGCTCTCGCTGCAGACCAAGATCGAGGATTACACCATCCCCGAGCTCGACTTCGAGGTGATGGCGGACGCCTCCAACAACATCGGCACGCTGTCGGTCGCGAACTAAGGGGATCATCATGATCGACGGAAAACACATCACCCTGGGCGGCCGCGAGTTCGTGGCGCCTCCCGTTCCCTTCTCCTGCATGCGCCGCTTCGCCGACGTGTTCGAGGGCCGCGCCTCCCCCACGGTCGAAGTCATGGCCGACATCGTCTTTGCGGCGCTCAAGCGCAACTACCCCGATCTCGACCAGAAGGTTTTCGAGGAGGAGTGTCTCGATGTCGGCAATCTGAATCGCGCCTTCATGGCCGTGATGCAGGCGTCGAACGCCAAGGAGAGTGAAACGCCGGGGGAAGCTTGAGCCCGGAGCCGGTGGATTGGGACGCCGTCTACTGTCTCCTCATCGAGCGCACCGGCTGGACCTGGGACTATGTCGACAGCCACATGGATCTGCCGCGCTTCCTGGCGCTCGATCGGCACTGGAGCCGCCATCCTCCATTACGCGACATGGTGCAGGCCTACCTGGGCATCCGGCCCGCACAACCACCGAAGACCACCGGCAATGACCAGACCGACCTCGACGAATTCATCGAACTCTTCAAGGCCGCGGGCGGGAGCACGACATGACCAAAGTCGCTGAACTGCAGATCGAGATCGCGGCCAATGTCGCGCGGTTGACCGAGGACTTCAGCCGCGCCAAATCCGAAGTCAATCGCTCGATGGGCCACATCCAGCGAACTGTCCGCGAGCAACTCGCCGGCGTGAAGGAATCGCTCAAATCCATGAAGGAGATGGTCGAGGCGATGGGGATCGCGCTCCTGGCCGAGCACCTGGTGGAAGCGGCCAGGAGCGCCGCCGAATTCGGCGACCGGATCGAGCATGCCGCCCAGAAGACCGGGATGAGCGCCCAATCCCTGCAGGGGCTGGGCTTCGCGGCAAGAATGTCGGACGTCGATTTCCGGTCGCTGTCGATCGGGCTGACTCATCTGTCGCGGGCCATGCTGCAGACGCAGCAGGGATCGCTGCAGTCGGCTTCGGCCTTCCGGTCGGTGGGCTTGTCGGCCCGGCAGCTCCGGAGCATGAGCCTGGACGAGGTGCTCGCAAAGGTCGCCGACCGGTTCCATGCCACCCGCGACGGGGCGACCAAGACGGCGCTCGCCATGCAGCTCTTCGGGCGCTCCGGGGCGGAGCTGATCCCGCTGCTCGACCGGGGATCCGAGGGGATCGACGCCCTGAAAGCGAAAGCGAAGCAGCTCGGCATCGTCATGAGCGATGAGGCGGTGCGCCAGTCGGCCGAGTTTGCCGACAGGCTGAAGGAAATCTCGGCCCAAGGCCAGGCGGTCACCCGCAACCTGATGGGGGAACTGATGCCCGCCATGAACCGGATCGTGGACGCCTTCCTCAAGGGTAGCTCCGACGGCGGGGTGCTGAAGGAGATTTTTAAGCAAATCGGCGAAGGCGCGGTGTGGCTGACCGGGTTCATCGCAAAACTCGCCGCGACGGTCGAGGCGCTGGGCAAGACCATCGCCATGGTGGCCGCCGTGGTGTCTCACCCGCTGTCCGCGAAATCCATCTTCGAAGCGTGGAAGCAGGATGTCGACGCGCTGCAGGCCAGGACCAACGCCTTCCTTGCCACGCTCGACACCGCATCCTCGGCATCGTCGCCATCCGAATCGGAAGGGGCCACCGGCACGGGCACGCTCGCGGTCTACAAGACGAGCCACCATGGCGCGGGCGGCATCAAGTCGCAGATGTCCGAGTACGAGCAGCGCCTGGCCGACGCCAAGGTCTATTACCAGCAGACCCACGACCTGCGTGAATACTCGAAAGCCCGGGAGATCCAGTACTGGCAGGACATCCTCGAGACGGAGAAGGTCTCCGCGCACGACCGGCTCGCGATCGAGCGCCGCGTCTCCTCGCTTCGCCTCGCGCAGATGAAACAGGATGCCGCCGACCGGCAGAAGCTGGCGGAGGAATCGATCCAGGCATCGCGCGACCGGGCGCTGGGTGAGGTGGCGCTCGATGAGCAGAAGGCGCAGACGCAGCTCAAATCCGGTCGGATCACCCATGACCAGCTGCTGCAGATGCAGCAGGTGTATCAGGACGAGAAATACCGCATCGAGGTGGACGCCCGACAAAAGCGCATCGCGCTCCTGCAGGGCGACCCGAATCACGACCCGGTCGCCTTGCAGCGGCAGCTCGACCAGCTCGCGCAGATCCAGCAGAAGCACGCGCTCGACATGGAGAAGCTCCACACCCGGGCGGCCACCAACTCGGCGCAGGCCTGGCAGAAGGCCTTTGCGCCCATCACCCAGGCGTTCGACACGACCATCAAGGGCATGATCATGGGCACCACCACCTGGCGGAAGGGGGTGACGAATCTGCTCAATTCGGTGGTGGCCGAGTTCGTCAACGCCGGCGTCAAGATGGTGACGCAGTGGGCCGCGAACGAAATGGCCAAGACCGCCGCCACCTTGACGGGTACGGCCACGCGCACGGCCGCCGAACAGTCGGCCAGCGCCTCCGGACTCGCGTCTTCCGCCTTGGCGGTCATCAAGGCCATCATGAACGACGCCGCCAAGGTGTTCTCCGGAGTCTGGGCGGCGCTGTCCGGGATTCCCTATGTGGGGCCGGCCCTGGCTGCGGCCTCCGCCCCTGCGGCCATGGCCACCGTCGCGGGGGTGGCCGGCAGCGTCGCCTCCTCGGCGGGCGGCGCCTGGCAGATTCCCGCAGACCGGTTGAACTTCGTGCACCGCAACGAAACCATCCTGCCCGCCGACAAGGCGGCCGGCCTCGATCGGCTGATCAGCGGGGGCGGTGGCGGCGGCGCCGTGCACATCCATGCCCGCAGCGACGCCGATGTGGTGCGGGTGGGCGACCTGCAGACGCTGCTGCGCCGGATGGGGCGCAATTTCGTGCCGGTCACGCGCCATCCATGAACATCCTGCTCGCGTGGGAGATGGGCGGCAACTGGGGGCACGTCTCGCGCGATCTGCCCGTGCTGCGAAGATTGCAGGCCGAAGGCCACGACGTCCGGTATGCGGTGCGCGATGCGGCGATCGCGCCAACGCTGTCCGCCTCGGTCGGTATCCGGTGTGTGGCCGCTCCCGGCAGCGCAGCATTGCGACGCATGCCGCGAGGACTTGCCGGCTACGGCGCCATACTCTTTGCCGACAGGTTCGGCGATGCCACGGTTCTGGAGCAACGGCTGACCGGCTGGATGCGGCTTTTTGCCGAGCACGAGACCGACGTCGTGGTGAGCGACTATGCGCCCGCAGCCCTGCTGGCTGCGCGCGTGGCCGGCATCCCGTCCGTGGCCGTGGGCAGCGGCTTCGAGATTCCGCCGGATGGGGCATTGCTGCCCTCGTTCTCGGGGAGTGCAGCGCAGGATGAAGCCGCGCGCCGGTTCTCCGAGGACATGGTGATCTTCAACGTCAACCGCGTGCTGCGCGACTTGGGAGCACCCCCGCTGCAACGACTGGCCCAGGTGTTTCAGGGTACGCGCCGTGTGCTCACCACCGTTGCCGAACTCGACCACTGCGGGGCGCGGCCGGATGCGACCTATGCCGGCCCGGTGCAGGACCTGCCGGGTGGGGTGACGGCAAGCTGGAGAACGACGAAGCCGCGCGTGCTGGTCTATCTGCGCGGGTTAGATCCGGTCATCGACGAGGTGCTGCAGGTGCTGGATGCGATCGGCGCCGATGCGATCGCCGTGCTCCCGGACGTGGGGCGGCTCCCGCACATTGACGCCAATCTCCAGGTGTTCCGGAAGCCGGTTTGTTTCGACGGTCTGCTCGAGACGGCCGATCTCGTGATCGCATCCGGATCCGGCACCCTCACCACGGCCTTGCTCTCCGGTGTTCCGGCGCTTGTGCTGCCGTCGAACGCCGAGCAGTCGATGTTTGCCCGCAGGGTGGAGGATGCGGGCGCCGGGATGGCCCTGGGTAGCGGGACGGCGGCAACCGTCTCCGGTGCGATCCGTCGCCTGTTGCACGACGCCGCCTTCCGGGCTGCCGCCGCGACGTTCGCAGCGAAATACGCCGGCCTCCGCATGGAATCCTCTGTACAGACGGTGATCGACGAAATCCATATCGCTGCATCCGGTCATTCATGAGCTTCGCCATCGTCTCCCCACCGTCGCCCCCGGGGTGCGGCAACGTCTTCCCGACGCTGCCCGGCATCCAGTGGGGCGTGCACAAGTCGCCGCAGTTCAACACGGCGACCCACCGCGCCGTATCCGGGTACGAGATTCGCGCCGCGCGCATGCAGTATCCGCTGTGGACGTTCACGCTCTCCTACGAATTCCTGCGCGATGGGGCCTATGCCGAACTCAAGACCCTGATGGGATTCTTCCTGCAGCAGCGGGGGAGTTTCTCGGCCTTCTGCTATTCGGATCCGTCCGACAACGCGGTCATCAACCAGGCGTTCGCCACCGGCGACGGGGTGACGTCGTCGTTCCCGCTCACGCGCTCCTACGGCGGCTTTGTCGAGCCGGTGCAGAACCTCGACGGCACGCCGCAGATCTTTGTGGGCGGCGCACTTCAGGCCCCCGCAGCATTCTCCATCGTCAACGGCCTGGTCACGTTCGCCGCGCCACCGGCCGCCGGCAGCGTGCTCACCTGGACGGGTTCGTTCTTTTACCGCGTGCGCTTCGTGAGTGATCACGCCGATTTCAACCAGTTCATGTTCGAGTTGTATGAACTGAAGCAGATCTCGTTCGTGGGCAGCCCCTTGAACAAGGTATGACGGCATGAAACAGGCATCCGCTCTCACCCGATCGCTGCTGGCCTCGCACCAGTTGCTCTATGCCGATCTCTACACCATCACGCTGATCGTGGCGGATCCGGGCGCGTCAATGGGAGGTTACGGCGGCTATGGCGGGTATGGGTATGGCTACGGGCCGCCGGCACCTGTACAACTCTTCTACACCGACGCCGACCAGGATCTCGTCTACAACGGCAACACCTACCTGTGCATGCATCCGGCAGTGTCGAGGACCGGCATCAAGTACTCGCTGGATCTCTCGGTCGACACGGTGGAGGTGTCGATCTTTGGCAGTGCTTCCGATCTCGTGCTGGGCGTGCCGTTTCCGCAGTTCGCCGTCAACGGGGGATTCGATGGTGCGACGGTCAGCATCGACCGCTGTTTCATGGCCACTTACGGCGACACGTCGGCCGGAGTGGTCAACCTCTTCTTCGGCAACGTATCAGAAGTCAAGCCTTCGCGCTCGGCGGTCGTGCTGACGGTGAGTTCACAACTGGAACTCCTGAATCTCGACATGCCGAGGAACCTGCTCTCGCCCGGTTGCATCCATGCGCTGTTCGATACCGGATGCGCGCTCATCCAAGCCGATTACGCGGAATACGACTGGGTGAGCAGCGGATCGGCACTCACCATCGAGAGCACCGGGCTCAACCTACCCTCCGGCTACTTCACCCAGGGCACGATGCTCTTCACCTCGGGCGCCAATGCCGGGGCCACCGCGACCATCAAGCAGCACACGCTGGCGAATGGCGTCAACACCTTCGCCCTGGTGACGCCCATGAACGCCACACCCGCCGTCGGCGACAACTTCACCGTCTTCCCCGGCTGCGACAAGACCATGGCGACCTGTCAGGCCCGGTTCAACAACCTCAACAACTTCCGTGGCTGGCCGTTCGTGCCCTCGCCGACGGCGAGCACCTGACATGAACGGCACGCGGGAAGACGTCCTCACCGAGGTGCAGGACTGGCTCGGCACGCCCTATCACCATGCCGCCCGCGTCAAGGGCGCCGGGGTGGACTGCCTGATGATGCTGCTGGAAGTCTACGGGCGCGCGGGCGTGTTCGCGCGCATGGGGGTGGTGAATGCGATCGAGATCCCGCGCTATTCCCGCGACATCATGCTCCACCGCAATGAGGAGACCTACCTCGAGGGCATCCGGCAGTACGCGGCGGAAGTGGCGGATCCGGCACCCGGCAACATTGCGCTGTGGAAGTTCGGCCGGATCTACAGCCACGCGGCGATCATCACCGATTGGCCCGCGATCATCCACGCCTACGCCCCGGAAAAGATGGTCGTCATCGGCAACGCCGCGATGGGGGCGCTGGCAGGCCGCCCGGTGCGCTTCTTCGATCCGTGGAGGGCGCGATGAGCGGGCTCTTCGGCGGCAACAAGCCGCAACCCTCGGGGTGGCAGACGCCGGTGCTCGCCGGCCTGCAGATCCAGAAGACCGGTTACAGCCAGCCGGTGCCCATCGTCTACGGCACCGCGCGCGTGTCGCCCACGCTCATGTACTACACCGACTGGCGGGTCCACCCGCATACGAGTTCGCAAAGTACCGGCGGTGGCAAGGGCGGCGGCGGGGGCGGCTCGGTCACGACCACCACCTACACCTATTCGGCCACGGTCTGTTTCATGCTGGCCGAAGGGCCGGTCGCGGGGGTGTCGCGCATCTGGCGCAATCACGTGTCCTACGCCAACCCGGCGGCGGTCGGCTTCACGATCTTTCCCGGCACCTATCCGCAGACGCCCTGGGGATACCTCACCTCGGCGCATCCGACCGAGGCGCTGGGCTACGCCGGCAGCGCATACGCGGCGTTCGCCAACTATGACCTGGGAAGCAACGGCTCGCTCGGCAATCACCTCTTCGAGGTCGAGGGTGCCCTGATCAGCCCCGGCACGCAGGACGCCAATCCGGCCGACGTGATCAGCGATTTCCTGAGCAACCCGTACTACGGCGTGCTGTCCGTCTTCCCCAACGCCTGGTCGCCGCAGACCTTCCTGGGCGACCTCACGGCGCTGCGCAGCTGGTGCGCAGCCAATGGTCTTCTGATCAGTCCGGCGGTGGCGACCCAGCGTGCGGCCCACGACTGGATCGCCGACTGGCTGCTGGTGGCCAACGCCGGCGCCTTCTGGTCGGAGAAGATGCTCAAGATCGTGCCCTACGGCAGCGTGGTGGCACCGGTCTATGACCTCGGCGACGATGATTTTCTTGTCACGGGCCATGAAGATCCGGTCATCGTCACGCGCAAGCGCCGGGCCGACGCCTACAACGACATGTCGGTGGAATACCTCGACCGCGCCAACGAGTACACGCCGGAGCCCGCGCGGGTGACCGACCAGTCGGCCATCGAGACCTTCGGCGTGCGCACCAAACCCACCGTCACGCTGCACTCGATCTGCCTGCCGCAGGTGGCGCAACAGGTGGCGCAGGCCATTCTGCTGCGCGAGCTCTACATCTTGAACGCCTTCCGGTTCAAGCTCTCGCCGCGCTACTGCCTGCTCGAACCCATGGACGTGGTGACGATCACGGATGCCATGCTGGGGCTCGATCACACGCCGGTGC